AAATAAGTATCTTAGCAAGACGGATAGGGAGAAAGGTAAAAAGTATTCTACAAAAACGTAGATACAACCAGCATGTTGAAGCTGGACACCTCTCTTTATCTACCTCCGCATCGGTAGAAGTACCGGTGCGAGAGGGAGGCAGAGGAGCGTTCCTTGCAAGTGCGTTCAGAACATGGTTGGACCGAAAACCAACCGAATCTGAATTAGACACTAAGGACCGCGATACTGTACTCGCTCAACGAACGATTCTGGATAGGCCTTTATCCCATAATCCGGAACTTCCCAGATGGATGACACTTTGTAGAAAAAGTGTTGTTCCAACTGTGTGGAGGACCGAATTAGAGGGGCCAGACCCAGATACATCGTTCATGTCTGAGCGAATGCTGTACGACTTCGAACAAAAGGATAAGCTAGGTGATCAATTACAATCACACTATGCGCTTCCTTTTCTTGGACTCGACAGCATACTAGGTTACCAACTTCATCATTGGTCTTACACTGAATTAATAGAAAACGGGATCCTTAGAGGACCCAAGTTTGCTAGTAATTTGGAAGACTTTTGTAAAGTTGAACTAGGAATCCCACCATTAGTCAATGCTTCAGCAATTGCCGAACCGGGAGGTAAGACACGGATAGTTACAGTACCAGAGTGTGCAGTAGTTGAATTTCTTCAACCATTTGCTCACCAAACGGTAGGGTTTCTATCCGCACTCCCATCAGCAAGAGCTGGACTAGGGGCTGCGGCCCAAGGATTTGAATACTCTAAAGCGTTAAGCTTTAAACCAGAAATCATAAATGATTTCAGTGGTTTGTATTTTGGATCCTCAGACTTAACAACAGCAACAGATTTTTGTGATCACAAAATATCTGAAACACTGTTAAAGGGATTCTATCAGGGCGTTGGCCATCATACTACTTATCTCCACCGTGAGGGAGAAATAAGTGAAGGTGTCCAGGGGGTCTTACACCCCTACCTCCGGATCAGCATAGAACTTCTATGTTCCGGACGGATGATTTCTTATCCGAAACGTTCTAAAATAGGACTTGTTCCACGATCAAATCGTGGAATCCTAATGGGTGATCCAGGTACGAAAGCGGTATTAACGCTCTTTAACCTAATCGCCGAGGAAGAGTCCTTCCTAAGGTGGTACTATGGAGTATCACTAGAGGATGACCTCCTCGAGTCCATTAGCGAGATTCTCATACGCAAAAGCATCAAAATATTTTGGAGATGCTTTGCATGCGCAGGAGATGATAACATCGCCTTTGGACCGTTGGCATATATATGGAATATCTCAAGAATCCATTCCAAAAATGGAATGAAAGTTTCTTGGGAGAAAACATATGTATCTCAGCGAGGCGCCTACTATTGTGAAGAAGCAATTCTTCGTACTAAACATAGTAGGCTTTCGTTTTCCTCAGGAATTGTGAAAACAACTTCTGATAATAAGGAAACGAAAGTAACTTCTTGGCTGCTACAGGGAAATTCTATTTCCTCACTGTGCACGTTGACTCTCTTAAAATTAGACTTCTGTCTACATTTAGGAAAGAAAGCGGAACTGGCCCAAACGACTCGCAGGATGTAAATCCTGCGGTCGGAAAGGGTGCCCAGTTTCTCAAGAAGCTGTCCTGGATGCCTCCAGGCTGGAAGGGGGACATTTGTGTCCTTCTAACAGCGAGGTGGAGAGACCGTATGGAAAAATATATTCCACACGAGTCTTCTACATTTCAGTTTCTTCCACACGCAGTCGGCGGGTTAGGGTTTAACTATCCTACCGGTGATTGTGATTATGAAGAAATTTGGAGAAATCTACATCCAGTACATAGGGTTGCCATCTCCCTATCCATACAAGGAAAAGGAAATGTCTGGTTGACGAGAGCATTATCTCGTTTCAGTACCAACCAGTCTGCGAGGGGTATCAACTTATCCAACCGTGTTATAGAGGATGAAATAACTCTACAACTCCAAAAGTTTGACACTATGGAGGTTGGAACACAAGATGATGGAACACCTCTTGTCTCTGCATCTGAAGCTCAGGAAATCGTCCGTGTAGGTATGAACATACCTGCGGACGTCTGGGCGACGAAGAGACATTGGGATCGTCAAAAATTGATGTCCTCAGCCGGTTTTGTTTCCATTAAAA